AGTTGCCTTTGGTGTGTTCGCAGTTGTCGTTGTAGATGCTGAAACCGAGTCTGCGATACCAGTCAATGAGGAATGTCCCTTTGCGGGCATCGAGATAGATGCTACCCAAGTCCAACTTGCGGGCAAAGGCTTCCACCTCTTTCATCAGAGCGGTACCAATGCCCTGTTGCCTGTCGGTCTCGAATACCATGAGCGAATTGATATATCCGGCGCGTGGGTTTTCGTCATCGAGTGATAGCGTGACCATCGCTCTGCCGTCCGATGCGATGAAGGTATAGCTCTTTCCCCACCACCAAAGATTTTCGTGTAGTACTATTGCTTTCATTCGTCCGATTTGTGAGATTCGTGTTCAAGTTCTTTCTTGTGCCTGGCTTTAATTTCCTCGCGGGCTTCAAATTCGATGTCGGTGGTGTCATCGAGTTTGATGTTACCCAGGCCTTTTTGACTGGCGAGGTTCATCAGTTTTGTAAAGCGTAGTATGTATTCGTCGGATAGAAATATTCCGATGCTTCTCAGGGCCACATCCCACAGGACTTCTTTGCCCTCCAAACTTCCTTTTGTATATTCCATAAATTTATGAATTAATGAGTTTTTATTGTCTGTTTGTCGCAGGTGACTGATAAACGGGAAATCCTCAGACGGTTATCACCATCAGAGAGATTGGCGTTAAGCCAGTCCTGAATATTTTCACTTACAAACTCGAAAGAGTCTTTTGCGTCGTAGGTGTCGCAATCTGGATAGGACAGCTCTACTTCAATCGTCATCTTCTTAAAACCAGGGTAAGCCAGCACCTGACGTTTCCATGCTTCCTGTTCCTCACTGGTAGGTGGTGAAGGAATAAAACGTTTGAGGGTTTCGGAAAGCCCTTCGCTGCTGAGTAGCTTTTTTATCTTTGGCATTTCCTTGGCCATCTTTCTGCCAAATTCTTCGCGGGATTTCTTGGATAATACTAATTCCCCGTTTGTTGGTTGTGGGTACGGTTCTACCTGGAAGAAAAGTTGATCGCGTATATCTTTTGGAGCCACGTAGCCTTCCGTCCAATTCCATGACTTTCCCCAAGGGTTTAGATAACCTTCAGCAATAAAGACATCTTCATAGCGGTGATCGTTGCTATATGTCAGCATACCGGCTGTTGGCATGAGACGGTAAGTGATATCCTGAAGGTCTTTACCTAATTGTTCTGGATGGGCTTCAAATTCTTTAAACCAGTCTTTTATATATAAGATGTCTTTTTCGATTTCCTCTTTTGTCAGGCCCTTCATTGTTGGCCACATCTTAGGAATCATCTTGAAGTCGTCGAGTTTCAAGGCTTCCACCTTTGGCTTCAGATGTTCATATTCGTTCTTTGTCAGACCGCGTATAGGCCCACACATTTTATCCAGACAAAACAGGCGATGCTTTACGCTATCGACCCAGAGGATATGACAGTAAACATATTCTTCGTTTGCCATGATTATTTCTGTTTACAGGGACAATTTGCATAGTGCTCATACGTCCAGTTACTATATAGTCCTGGGCGTGATGCCATAAAGAGGTGGCCATCTTTCTTTGCGATGCAGTAGGTCTTGTGTTTCTCTACGATCTCAAAGCCATCGTTTTCAAGGTCGTACTCCTCACAATGTTGCAACACTATCAGCAGAATAACCAGGAATGCGAAAACCATAATGCCTTTGACGATATTATCCATATATTTATGAATTAATGATTTCTTGCGTATTCAATACCGGCTTTGATACCTGTGGATAGGAGTCGTTTCACGAAGGCTTTGAGCTCTTCTTCTTCCATGAGGGCGACAATATGGAAACCTTTGGTGTGGTTGCCCATCTTTGTCCCCTTTGCCTCTATCATGTGCCACTCTCCGTTGGCTACATGCTCAATGTCCTCTTCCAATTCCTTTGGTACGATGATTTCTTCTTTTGCCATATCATTTTGGATTAAGTATGTGTCTAAGATGTTCCAATGCCGCGTAGATCTCGTGGATGTTCGCAGAGCTGCTTGCTCCATACATTCTCATTAGTTCCTTTACACGTTCTTTTAGGGCACGATTAGGACGGTCAGGAACTATCAACTCATGGCCATCGCTTCCTTTCTCCGTTTCGAAATGCAGACCGGAAATGATAGCTGGCAGTTCCTCTTTTGAGATCTCACGTACAAAGATACCTGCTATCTCGGTATAGCGATAGGTGTTACCGTTTTCCAGAACGGTAACATTCCATTCAGGACAGCAGCCTGGCTTTGATGGTGGGTATTTGAAAATCTGTTTGATGGTCACGACATTGCTAAAGATATCGACGACCTTCTGTCCTACCTCAAAAAGGAATGGCTTTACGCTTGTTATAGCGTAGTCCTCTTCTTTATTCCATTTGTCCCTGGCAATCACAGCACTGCCATCTTCGCGGACGTTAATAGAGTATTCTAACATGAACTTATGAATTAATGAATTATTCGTATAACCTTGGTTCTACTTCTAATTTCTTCAGGATAATCTTCGTGGTCTCTATCAGATCCTTATTATCGCCAAAGATACGCTCCCATGCAGGATTGGGTTTATAGCGTGGAATGCGCATTAGTTGTAATGGCTCCCATTCCGGAATGAAACGCAGTTGGCGAAGCATCGCTTTCAGGTGACGTGGACGGTCGATGATAAAGAGCTGTTCGTGCTGAAAGCCTCCCTTATAAACCACCGTGACATGTAGAGCAATATCGTAGCCATGAGTGACGTACCAGAGCATCTTCTTACGCTCCTTGCACTGCTTCGCCTTCAGGCGTTTCGTCTCTTCGACTAATGCTGATATGTCGATGTTGCCATAGGCCGTGATGCAGACGCGCTGCACTTTCGGCTGTGGTTCCTCCGGTGGGATGTGCGTAGTCAGGCAGCCTTCGCATTCGCCTACCTTTGCTCCTGTCTCTTTATTATATATAGTAATGTGGCTCATATTAATAAATATCGAAATCAAATGTCAGTTGTCGGCTTGCTTCTTTTATCCGGTTTTGGGCGTAGTCGAACCAATAAGGGTCGCGCTCTATACCGATGTATTTGCGATGCTCGATGATAGCAGCTACGCAGGTGGTGCCTGATCCCATCGTATTGTCGAGAATTACCCCCCCCATGTTGCTATATGAGCGAATGAGATAGCGCATTAGATCCACGGGCTTTTGTGTGGGATGCTTCTGGCCCTCGCTGCAATGGATGGCTGGGATGGTGATAATGCTACGTGGGTGCTTCTTATCGGTATAGGTGGGATTGATGCGCTTCATATTGCCATAACACTGGTTGGTCTCTACCTCGGTGGCATGCCCTTGCGAGTGGTTTGGCTCGCGTCCGTTCAATGCTTCCATCTGAGGATGGTACACTGGTAGCTGTTTATAGAACACGCAGATATCCTCATGGTAGCGCAATGGCATGCGGTTGGCATTCAGGAATCCTGTAGCACGGCATTTGTCCCATACCAGGTTATAGCGCCATAGCTTCTGATTGCTCATCATCAGTTGGGCCGTAAACATACCAGAGGCAAAGAGCACGATGGCACCGTGTGGTTTGATGATACGCTCGTAATGCGCCCACAGCGGAGCAAAGGGAATCACCACGTCCCACTGAGCATGTTTGTTTCCTTTGTTCAATACGCCGTAAGGCAGATCGCAGATAATGGCATCGATGCTCTTATCCGCTATCCCGTCCATCACCTCCAGACAGTCGCCCTGGTATATGTTGTTTGGCTCAATCATTGATTTATGATTTAATGATTTCGTCAATGGGTTTGTCGCTCTTTACACCGACGATGATCTCAGCGGTCACGGTGTCCTCGTGGATAGCGTCGAAGTTCTGGCGTATCTCTATCAGTTCGGTGTCAAAGATACTTTCCATCAGGTCTTGTTTGGCCACCGTTTCCATGTAGTGAAGGCGACGGTTACGCTCCATTTCGTCGAAGCCCATCAGGAATGACTTATCTCTTCGCATGGTGCTTCTGATGGTTTCCATACGGACGTGCTGACCATTAATCTGAATCTCCGCATCGTTGCGGAATGGATCTTGCATTTTATTGAGTCGTTCCGTCAGTTTGGCATTCTGTTCTACCAGCACTTTGCCACCTTCCAGGAGAGATTCGTTTTCGCGTTTCATCTTATTATAGAGGTGACGGAAAACGACGTTGCTCACGATGATAAGGAGGTAGAGCAAATCGATAATGGCATGAAACAAATCGCCACGAAGGAAAAACGCTACTGTGAAGAATGCGAGTCCACCAAACAGCAGTATGTTAATGGCCCAACTAAGTATATTGCTAAGTTTCTTCATAACTTCAATCTTTTATTCCTAATGCTTCTCTGATGACTTTAATCATGGAGTCAACGGATTCTTTTTCTTTGATAAGACCGCCATTGATAGGTTTGTCAGCACGACTGGCATAGTCTATCATGTTATTGGCCTGAGCGTAGTCACTCATCAGCTTTTCACGAATCATTTGCTCTGCTTCAGGAGTCCACACTTCTTTAACGTGTAGGCTGTCCTGTTTGGCTGTGATTTCCTTCAATACGGCCCAATAGGTGTTTTGTTCCCATTTGTTAGCAGGGCGTGCGCGTCCATCAGCACGGGTCACAGGCTTGCGCTCTACGATATCCATGCCGTTGAAGGAAAATATCTGTCTGTTGTTTTTCGGATTGAGACCGAGCGACATAAACACACAGTTGCTTCCCTGTATTCTCATCAGAGTGCCAGGGCGAAAGATTCTCTTATAGTTTCGTTTCTTCATAATTATTTCATTAACCAACTAAAATACCATTTGTCGAAAAGGATGCGCCCGAAGATAATAGCAGCTATAAAGCCGATAATCAGCAGCACCTTCAGAATGTCCCACAGTCCGTTATAGAACCGCTCTACCCAGCGGGGTACTCCATCGTCGTTATACTCCATAGCGTTATGGTTGACGGGTGCCGTCGTAGTTGTATTCTGAATCTTTACCCTCTACTTCGTCCCAATGCTTTTTGCAGAGCTCGAAGATTTTCTCACAGAGTTCGCCGCTATCGCGGAAAAGGTTCTCGAATGATTCCATCAGGTCGCCATCGCATTCTACCATGCTAAAGTCCACCTCATGCTTCTGTAGTCTGATGATAGAGATATAGGCTGACACCTCTACGCCATAGTAGCGGAAACTCAGCTCGTAGGTTATTGGGCGCTTCTGATCTTCTTTGTCATAGTCCCAATTATTCAGCTCTACGTGGGTGCAATATAGGTTTTCTTTCAGTTCTACGGTATCGGGGCCATAGATTTCCTTGATGTCGTAGGGCTTTCCGCAGAAGGGACAGTATTTAGGCCAGAGGGCCACCTCTTCCCACTTCTGCTGATACTCACCTGGCTTACCCTTATACTTTGGTTTGTGGTAAATGCCGTTTACAATTACACGTCCGGACAGCACCTCGCTATTTACGGTGGCTGTCTCGTTAAATTTCTCCTTCAAAAGTTTATTGAAGTTGCTGATACAATCACATGCCATAATTAAATAGTTTTATCGTTTCCAATTAACATTCTCAGCCCTCTTTACGACATTCACTTTGGGCCAGCGTACACAGGTGATGCCATCTTCGAAATATACCAATCCGCAAGAGTATGATATACTTCTGATGATATGCGTATTGTGCTCTTTAAAGTCGCGTGCCATGCTGCTGACCTCCTGAACTTCCAACACTTGAACTTCATCACCTTTGCCGTAGCCATATTTCTCGCGGTATTCGTCATCCTCCTGCTGATGGTAGTAGTTGACATCAACCTGGAAACTTTTAAAGTTCAACTCTTTGCCGTCGATAATCACCCAATAAAGGTCTTGTATCTCGCCGTTAATCTTCTTTCCATGCAGGATGTCGTAGTAGCAAAGATGACCTTCACCCTCCTTACCGTAATAAGGGCTGTTTTCGTCTATAATTCTGATTTTTCTATTCATAAGTATATAAATCGTTATAAATACCAGTGGTGAAGTTGGCACTCCATAATCACGTCACGCATGCCGTCGATATAGACATAGACACCGGAGGTCGTCACTTTGCGGATGACGGCCATTTTACCGTTGTCTGAGTAAATGGCATCACCAGGAGTTAGATCGTCGAGCGAGAGCGGCATACGTTCCACCTCTGCGATATTAATCGTTGGTGGTTCGCTACCGGCCTCTATCGGTTTTGGCGTGAGTGGAGTGATAATCTTCATTATAATTTCTCAAACTCTTTCTTCAGTTCGGTTACTTCGTAGCGGAGTCGTACCTGAGCCTTTTGCAGGGCCTCACGCAGTTCTGGGTAGAGATACTTGGCTTCGACACTGGCACCGCCAAAGTCTTTACCATGGTATTCACTACGAACGACTACCTTATAGTCGTCTTGTTGTTCCTCGTGCTGAAGCAGCTCGCCAACACATTCGATGGCATGGTTTATTTCCTCAATCGTACCAGCCAGTCTATTGGCTTTTTCTAATGTTTCTAAGTTCATAACTTATTTCTTTAATAGTTCGTGGGCATCGTAGCCGCACCAGGTGCAGATACCTTTGGCGACGTTCGGTGCATAGTTTTCTTTGCCACATTTGGGACAGCGGATCAGTAGCAGCGTGTCAGTGTCCTCGTAGTACTCTACGCCTCGTGCTAAAACTTTGGGTTTACTCATAATTCAATCTTCAATTCCTAATATATCGTGGTAGAAGTCGAGGGCTTTGCGGGTAGCGATGGATGCCTTATGCTGGTCGATGCGTCGCTGTCGCTCAATCTCAAAAAGGCGTTTGCGCTCGCGCTTTTCGGCTTTGGCCTCTCGTGCCGCTTTCTCCTGCATATAGATGACATTGCGTAGGGTAGGGTCATCGAGCACTTCTGCAAGGAGTTTTGGCTGATGCTTTAACAGTGGCCGCACTATTTCGTCTAACAACCAGCCGGTATGCTCCTGCAATAATCCCTTACTCAGATCCTCGGCCTGAATGAGTAAGATATGCCTCCCTTGGTCATCCTGACCTTCTACGTTGTTAATCTTCAGACTCAGGCGCATGGCTTACCAGTTTCTCGTTGAGCTTCATCATAAAGTCTGCGTCTCTGTCAGGATGTGATAGCAGACCACCGAAACCACGATGAGCCAATTCGTTGACCAGCGCCCAATCGCTTACTTCTTCTAATTCGCGAGAAGCGGTGTAGTTCTCTTGGTAGAACTTGCGGATTTGCCCCCCCCACTTTGCCTCTACATCCATACGTCGCTGTGAGAGCGACACACGTTCGATGTCGAGGGTGTGAATGCGCTTTCTCAGGTCATCGTACTGCGTGTTTAGTAATGCACGCTCTTTGTTTACCTGGCTTTGGAGTTGGGCAATAGCCGCAATCTCCTGGCCCTTCTGCATACGCATGTCGCGCAGCTGCTGTTCAAATTCTGTCTGTTTCATAATTGTTTTGTTTTAAGAATTTTATTAATCTCTCGTGATGTAGCACTCGCGGGTTTCGGGGTCGCAGTGATCCATCGCGTTTTCGTCGGTGCTGTTCCAGTCGAAGAGTTGGCAGGAGCCTTTGAGTAGGCATCCGTTGCCTTTGCATTTGGTAGCCATAATAAAATATGTTATAGGTAAACGTCGATAGTAAGGTGAATATGTCCGTGCCAGCCACGATATTTCAGTTCGTCGATGAGTGCTTTGTCGGTACAGTCAGAGAGTGCAGGGTTTTGTTCCGGTACATTCCCAATGTGTACGCCGTCGGATGGCGCTTCCTCTTTCTTTGGTTTGGTAGGAGGAGCGACAAACTCCACATCTTTGCTGATGGTGACGGGCTTGTGACAGATGACGGGATTCTTGCGCGACTCTGAGGGTTCGAAGGTGTCGATGTCGCTGAAGTCGCACCAATAGTAACCACCTGACGGGCGACGGTTGGCGATAGCTCTCCAGAGTGACGTCACGCGCAGCGCACGTTCTGGTTCGCTGAGTGTGGGCCATACCTTAATGACCTCCATCGTGCTCGGATCAATCTGAGCAATCTGCCTACGCTCCCGTGAAGGGTTATAGCGTTTGCCATCCTTTGTCAGGCGAATGTTCCTGTTTTGTGGCGCTTTTGACTTTTTGGGCTTGGAAGTTTCCTTTTTGGCACGTTTTCTTTCCACTTTTGGCTTAGAAATTTCCGTTTTGGTGGGTTTTGTTTCCGGAGTCTCGTGTTCTGATTTTAGCGTTTCGCGTTCTAATTTTAACTTTTTTCGTTCCAAATCGGTGGTATTTTGTACTTTTATCGCCGATTTCTGTACTTTCAGAGCCTCTTTGCGTAATTTTGTTCCCGCTTTAACAGTCTCGAACATTCCGGTCGTGATATCGGAATATTCGAAGTTGGGTAGGGGACAGCCCGCAGGATCTTGTGTGTGGGCATAGCGAAGCACATGCACCATGACGGATGCAGCCTTAATCTTATCGGCTGGCAATCCTGATGCCTGATTACATGCCTCATGGAGTTTGGCTAAGGTCACTTCGCTGCAAGGCATGTTCATATCCAGACGTTTCCAGGTATTCTTGAATACGTTGCGCGTCTTAATGGCAAACTCCTTACTGCCGTCCTGTTGGCTCCATTCGTCGTATGCCTCTTGTATGGTTATCTTTGATGTACGGTTACTCATCCTCGACGGTATTTGGGGTTACTCATCAGTTCAATTTCAAATCGCATTTGGTTCTCGCCATGCAGAACCTTTATCACCTGTTCGAAGTCGCGACGGCTTGGTATCACGTTGTACTTGGTGGTGACGTTGATCACTCGGCACATTGAAATGTCGTAGGCTGTGGTGCAGTACTCCGTTTTTTCCATCGTAGGAACATCGTCGTAGTTGTAGGGGATAATCGGGCGCGTCATCAGCTTATCGTCGTGCTCGTAGTCGCGATAGATGGCTTTGACGGGTTTCAGGCGCTCTGCTGGGAACTCGAATGTCAGGCATACATCAGTATCGACGCATCCACTCAGATAGTGAATGGCTTTGTCGGGGTCATCCTGAGTGAAGCAGAAGCCAACCGCTTTGGTACGGTTGCCTTCGTGCTTACTCGTATTCACCAACTGCTGACCTGTCATCAGTTTGATGTATTCCTCGCGAGACATAAAACGATGTACGATCATTCCTCTGTCGTTGGTTCGGCCATACGTGACTCAATCAATTCAATGGCTTTGCGGTAAGTTTTTGACTCGCCTTTGAGTTGAGCGATGGCATAGTTGCCCAGGATCTCGTTGATGTTCTCAATGTCGCCGGTCATTCCCTCTACTGCTAACAGCAGCTGGTCGCCGATGGCTTCCGCAAGGTCAATGGCACGTTGTTTGTCGGCATTCCAATCCCAAGAGACATTGATAAACTGACCGTTTTCGTCGTTGTGGTTCACCATTACAAAGAAACCCTTCTGACGGAAGAAGAAGCAAAGTTTGGTGATGTTGTTGTCATCCTTCAGGGCCTCGTGGTCTTTTACGAAGATGACACCGTTCATTACTCCCTTGCTGGCAGCCTTGGTCATGTTGCCCAGGATAGGCTTAATCCAGTCCTCTGTCACAATAGCCTCGCATGTTGCTTGCTGAAGTTCCTGTGCGCTGAAATTCAAAAAATTTTCTTCCATAATCGTATAATATTAGTAAAATCTGTGTTATCTGTGAGATCTGTGTGACCTTAGAGTATATCCAGTTTGAGCATTTCTGACTCGGTGGCGCGTTCGGTGGCGAGGATGACGGGCTCGTTCATCGTAGAGACCTTCATAAAGAAGCCTTCGCCTTCGAGCAGGGAGAGATAGATGGTCCGCGGGTCGCCCAGGGTAC